CATTGTTTGAAGCAGACGCGCAAGCTGGTTTTGAGAATGTGAAGACAGAAAGTCTGGCTCCACCTATCTTAAAACTTCTACAGAACGGATCAGCAGAAGCACAGAAACGTAATCAAAATTATGTTGAAGGTGCAGAACCTGGTATGTTCTTGAACACTGTTACGAAACAGTTATATGATGGTGACAAAGGAATATTAGTGATTCCATGTCATTACAAATTAGAATATCAAGAGTGGGCAGATTATGGAACAGGTTCGGGCAGACCTGAGAATATCTATCCAGATAGCTCTGATGTTCTAACAAAAACTACAAAAGGACCTGACGGTAAAGACAGATTACAAAATGGTAATTACATTTTGACTGTTGGTCAGCACTTTGTAATTATACTTGGTGATAAAAGTTCTGAAACTGCAATGATATCTATGAGTTCATCTCAAGGTAAAATTAGCAGAAAGTGGAACTCCATGATGAAGTCTATTAGTTTAGATGGTAAGAATGGTTCATACACGCCACCATCGTTTAGCCACATCTATAAATTATCTTCTGTATTAAATACAGGCAAAGGTAATCAATGGTACGGCTACAACGTAGAGAAACATGGTGTGTTAGAAGATGTTAAGATGTACGAACGAGCTAAGAAGTTCTACACAAATATCTCTAACAAAGCTTAGTTTCTTAGGGGGTCAGCGGATTGCAGGCTTCGTCCCGCTTTCCCCCTACTTAGGGATTATTATTAATGGTGGATATGATAGATAAGTTTATACATATATTTTCAGGCTCTAGTAGTGCCTATGGTCAGACTCGTAAAACAGACGAGTTTGATGACAGAGGTAAACACAAAACAAAATCTTTTATAATAAAAAGAGAGCCAACTTCTCAAATGTTTCAAGATCATTTGGATGGTAAAGATCCTGCGTTAGGTATTATTCCAATAAACGAAAAGAATAAATGTAGATGGGCTTGTATTGATATTGATCAATACGATGGCTTTGATCACAAACAATTAATAGATCAAATAAAAAAACATAAGTTTCCCTTAATCGTTTGTAGATCTAAATCAGGAGGAGCTCACGTATTTTTATTTACAAATGACTTTGCACCAGCTGCAGTATTTAGAAGTAGATTAAAAGAGATGGCAGCTAAATTAGGTTATGCAAATGCAGAGATATTTCCAAAACAAAATAAAGTGGATATGACAAAAGGTGGTACAGGTAGTTTTTTAAATTTACCTTATCACAATGCAAATAGAAGCTTAAGATATGCTGTTAAAGATGATGGGTCAGCCATGACTCTTGAAGAATTTTTCGTCGAGTATGATAAAGTAAAATTAACTGAAGATCAACTAACAGAATTAACCATAGAAGAGGAAAAAGACGATACTGATTTATTAAAAGGTGCTCCACCATGTTTAGTGGCTTTAGCTAAAAAAGGAATAGGTAAAGGACATAGAAACAATGCAACTTATAACTTTGGTGTTTATTTAAAAAAAAGATATCCAAATGGTTGGAAAGGTAAACTTCATCATTACAACAATACATACTGTGATCCACCTATGGAAGAATCACGAGTGGATGATGTAGCTAATTCTGTAGACAATAAAGATTATCAATACAAATGCAAAGACGATCCAATCGTAAATTATTGTAACGCAAAGAAATGTGTGATGCAGGAGTTTGGTATCGGTGATGGATTACCTGAAACAGAGATAAAAGAAATACAGAAGTATGAATCAGATCCACCGTTGTATTATGTTACGATAGGTGACGAGCAAGTTGAGGTGGATTCAATACATCTTCACGATCCAGATAAATTTTCATTAAAGTGTTTAGAACAAATAAACCAAGCCATGCCTCCTGTAGCAAAATTAGTTTGGAGAAAGGCTATTAATAATTTATTAAAAAACGCATTACCAATAGAAGCCCCAGAGTCTACAAAAATAGATGTGCAGCTAAAAGAAATACTTACAGATTATGTAACACGTTCACCAGGTAAAGATTTTAATTCTTTATTACTTGGTCAAGCCTACACAGAAAAAGGTAAAACATATTTTAAATTTAAAGACTTTTGGAAGTTCTTAATGAGAACAAAATCATGGCCAGAAAAAAGATATCCAAAAAATGTTACAGCTAGAATGTTAGAGAAACAATTTAATGCTGAAGAAATAGGAGGCAAGATAAATAAAAAAAGCGTTAGATACATACAGATATCAGAAGTAGAATTAAACAAGCCAATAATAAGGGCTAAAAAAATTGAGGATCCACCATTTAAATGAGCGAAAGAGAACATAGAGTGATAATACCTGGGCCACCGGGGACTGGTAAGACAAGAAGATTGTTAAGCTATTTAGATGATGAATTAAATGTATTTAAAACAAAGCCAGACAGGATAGCTTTTATTGCATACAGTAGGGCAGCAGTGAGGACTATTAGGAATAGAATAACTAATCCAGATGTTATTGTAAAAACTATGCATGCATTAGGATCAGAAGCACAAGGTTTAGATCCCAAAGCAAATTTATTACAAGGTAAAAAATGGAGAACGTTTCAAAATTTTTATCCGGGTGCAAGAGAGGTTTTCTTTGAAGCTTACACGGATGAACTTGGATCAGTTAGATATAAACATAATCACATGAAAATTATTGAGTATGCAAGAAATACAAAAATGAAAATAGATGAGGCTGCCTACAAATTAGAATTACATTACAATACCAATACATATCAAACGAGAGATCTGTTTGCACACTTAAATGAGTTTAAAAGAGGCACAGGTATGTTTGAATATGTAGATATGATTGACGGATTTGTTAAGAAAGAGAACATTATAGGTCCACCACTTGATGCAATCTTTCTTGATGAAGCGCAGGATCTAAGTCCTTTGCAATGGGATATGTTTAAAAAACTTGAGAGTTATGCACTTCGCTCGTATGTAGCAGGTGATGACGATCAGACAATATATTCTTTTCAAGGGGCTGATCCTCGTATTTTTATAAATCTAGAAGGTAAGATGGACCCGCAAATAAAATCACAAAGAGTTCCAAGAGCAGTGCATAAAGTTGCACAATCTATATTAAATCAAATGAGTAGACGTATGCCAAAGGACTGGGAGCCAAGAGATGCGGAGGGATATGTCAGTATGTATGAAAAGAAATTTGCAGATTTAGATTTTACTAAAGGTAAATGGTTTATTTTGGCCAGAACAAATAAATTATTAGATCCTATCAAAGATAGAATACAAAACATGGGACTAAGATTTGATACAAGAACACAAGATCTATTGCCTAAAGATCATGTCATAGCATATCGAACCTGGATAAAATTAAATAGAGGTGAGTATGTTGATATAGAAGATGTAAAAAAGATGTGGGATAGACTACGTGTTAAAGATGGCCATATAGAAAGAGGATACTCCTCTGGTAAAACTTTAGATAAGATTGAAGAGGGACAAATTAATATTGAGGGTCTACGTGCTGAACACGGGCTGCGAGCGACGGGGAGCTGGGAGACATTAAACTTTTCAGAAGAAGCAAAAGTCTACATTAGAACTATTCTAAAAAGTGATGATGATTTAATGGATGACGCTAGAATAAAAATATCTACCATTCATGGAGTGAAAGGTGAAGAATGTGAAAATGTAATCTTGTTTACAGATTTAGAAAGTATAATATACAAAAGTGCGCAAGAAAATCCTGATACAGAGCATAGAGTATTTTTTGTTGGGGTCACAAGAACAAAAGAAAATTTGTATGTGATGACACAAGACGAAGGAGAGACAGATTATTTAATAGGAGGAGCAATAGTATGACAAACAAAGGCGATATGGAAAGAGCATTTCCACAATCAAGGCAGGTAGGAGGTTCACATTATAAATCGTTTCGCATTCAGCCCTACGAGTTTATTTCTAAAAACAACTTGAGTTTCTTTCAAGGATGTGTTGTGAAATATGTTTGTAGATATTTGCAAAAAAATAAGGTAGAAGATCTTGAAAAGATTATTCATTATTGTGAATTGGAAATACTTAAATTGAAAGATAAAAAATGATGTTTAAACCACAAACTGAGTGGAACGTTCCAGAAGAATTTCCGGATCTCAGCAGTGCAAAATTTATTGCAATTGACTTAGAAACAAAAGATCCAGACCTAACTTCAAAAGGATCTGGTGCAGTAAAAGGCAAAGGTGCAATTGTTGGAATAGCTTTAGCAGTAGAGGGATGGAAAGGCTACTATCCAATCGCACATGAAGGCGGAGGTAACTTAGACAAAAGAATTGTTCTAGAGTGGTTTAGAGAAGTTTGTTCTTTGCCTTGTCCTAAAATATTTCACAACGCAATGTATGATGTGTGCTGGATAAAAGCGTACGGTATAAAAATACAAGGCCACATTATTGATACCATGGTGATGTCATCTTTGATTGACGAGAACAGGTGGTCTTATTCTCTTAACAGCATTGCCTTTCATGAACTTGGTGAAACTAAAAACGAGCAAGCATTAAAAGAAGCTGCAGAATCTTTTGGTGTTGACCCTAAAAAAGAATTATACAAATTGCCTGCTATGTTTGTTGGAACTTATGCGGAGAAAGACGCAGAGCTAACACTAGAATTATTTAAACGTTTATCTGTAGATATTAAAAAACAACAACTACAAGAAATATTTAATTTAGAGACACAATTATTTCCGTGTTTAATTGATATGAAATTTAAAGGTGTTCGTGTGGATATCGAAGGTGCTCATAAGCTGAAACGGCAGTTATGTACACAGGAAGAAGAACTCCTATTAAAAGTAAAAAAAGAAACAGGAGTAGATGTTCAAATATGGGCAGCAAGATCAATCGCCAAAGCTTTCGACAAGCTGTCTTTGAAATACGATAGAACCGAGAAAACAAACTCACCTTCATTTACAAAAAACTTCCTTTCCAACCATGAACATCCGATGGTTAAGAATATAGCAAAAGCAAGAGAGATAAACAAGGCGCATACAACTTTTATAGATACCATATTAAAACACAATCATAGAGGCAGAATACATGCAGATATAAACCCAATAAAATCTGATCAAGGTGGTACAGTTACAGGAAGATTTAGTTATTCAAATCCAAATTTACAGCAGATACCTGCAAGAAACAAAGATCTAGGCCCTTTGATACGTGGGTTGTTTATACCTGAAGAGAAATGTAAGTGGGGTTGTTTTGATTATAGTCAACAAGAACCAAGACTTGTTGTGCATTTTGCAGCCAGCACTCCTGTTGTAAAAGATGATCCATCTGTTTCTGACATAGTAAAAGAATTTCAAAACAATACTGTGGACTTCCATCAAACAGTTGCTGATATGGCTAGCATATCTAGAACACAAGCCAAGACGATCAATTTGGGTCTTTTCTACGGCATGGGTAAAAACAAACTACAAGCAGAATTAGGTTTAGGATCTAAAGAAGAGGCAGAAGAATTATTTGATAAGTATCATGAGAGTGTGCCTTTTGTTAGAGAGCTAATGAACATGACATCTAATCAAGCTCAAAAATTAGGTCATATTAGAACTTTGGGAGGACGTAGATGTAGATTTAATAAATGGGAACCAAAAGCATTTGGTATGCACAAAGCATATGAGATGGAAGAAGCAATAAAAGAGTATGGTGATTTAAGACATTTAAAAAGAGCTATGACGTACAAAGCTTTAAATAAACTTATACAAGGATCTGCAGCAGACATGACTAAGAAAGCTATGTTGAATTTATATGAAGAAGGTATTTTACCACATATACAAATACATGATGAGTTAGATATATCTGTTGAGTCTAAAGAGAAGGCAGATAAAATAATTGAAATTATGGAAAATGCTGTTACTTTAGAAGTTCCCAATAAGGTCGACTACGAATCCGGCGATACTTGGGGAGATATTTATGGATAACTATGGCTTACTTAAACGCAAATATACCAGTGGAATACGCACAAATCAGGAGAGAATATCTTTATGATCTTAAAAGTCATCATGGTGAAGTTGAGGATTGCATTATCTTTGGTCTTA